GATCCGCCTGCAAAAACAGTCAATCCTGTTGCAGAACTTAAAGTTAATGTTGGAGCTGGTCGTGTCTCTCCTCTAGGATAATAAAACATTCCGTAAAAAGCTGTCGTAGTCCACATTGATCCTTGAAAAATACCTGCATCAGACGAGCCAGAAGCTAAATCTCCGTAAGCGTATTTTTGAAAATATCTATGGCAAAGTTTTTCTGTTTCTCCTCTTGATAAAACTTCAAACTCTGTCGCAACATTACCAACTTCTAACTGAACTGCGGTTATAGCGAATGTATTACTCGTGCTAGACATAAAACTACTAATACCAGCAGCTCTGTTTGCTGCTGTTTGTGCAGCCCAAGCAGAACTATTAAGTGTTCCGCCTGTATAGTCGCTGCCTGCATGAAGCCATATAGCTACATTTAAACTAGCGTTTGTATCATTATCAAATGCTCCTGTGGTATCGGCAGGAAAAGTAAGCTCTACTTTTGACCATGATGAGGTTACTGAGAATGTTTTAGAAATTTGTCTGCCGTTATCGTTATCGTATAGTTCAACCACATAAGTAGCACTTCCGTTTCCTTTGACAAAAAAACTTACTGTAAATTCTTTTGCTCCACTCGTGCCTTTTTTAAACTGTTGTAAATTCACTCCTTCTATTTGTTGCACTAAAATAAAATATTCACCTGCTCCTATAGAAGTATCGGCTGTTGTGCAGGTCAACTTTAAACTTTTTGTGGTGTTACTTTCAGTAGGAGCATCATCAACAACAGCATTCATTGTAACTCTGCCTGAGTTGTTGCCGCCCATATCTAGTTTCCATCTGTCCGCAGTATAGTAAGTACTTGCGTTTGCTCCAATGTTTGTTATCTCACCAGCTCTTTGTGCCACACGAAAATCTCCATTAATTAAAATGTTTCGTCTGCCGAAAGCTCCCGTGTTTTCAACCATATTTGTATCTACTTTAGTTAATGCCATTAGCTGCCCTCTAAGGTTTCAATTCTTGTTTTTAAGTCTTCTATAATAACCTGTTGTTCTTGTGTAGCTTTTATTAAAACATCTATCAAAGCAGTTTTACTTAAAGTTTTATAAGGATTTTCAGGGTCATCTTCTGGAGCTGAACCATCTTGTGTCGCATCCATTACACTTATAGCAGCAGGATAAACACTCTCCATTTCTTGAGCCACATAACCTATAATTTTAGTTTTGCTTGTATCTCTTTTTAAATTAAACTCTCTTTGCTTAATATTTTTTAAAGTGTTGATACCCTCTAAAGTAGAATCAACAATATTTTCTTTAAGTCTTTCATCTGACGCTTGTTGTATTGATAAAGTTCCGCTTTCATGTTGTAGATATCCTAATACATGACCATCACCATCATCACATCTAACATGATAAATCACACCACTTGCATCATCCGCACCAGCTACAATTCTTATACCATATCTATTTTGATTATTACCATCGTGATAAAAAAGACATAAATATTGTGAAGCATCGTTACCGAAAACATAGAATTTTTCACCTGAACCTTGGATTCCAATACTGACCTGACCGTTTGTGCCTATACGCATCCTTTCCGTATCTTCTGTTAAAAAAGCCATGTATGAGTTAGACCTTTTGCTGGCAAACTGAATTTGGTTGGCATCATAATACCAATAAGCTATTTCCGTTCCGCTTGCCTCTCCTGATAAAAAGTAGCCTGATGTTCCTGTTTGATTTACAACAAACTGCTTAGCTGTTGAACTTCTCACTCCAACATTTAAACTTTCATCAATATTTATAGCGGGGGTAGTTCCAACTGTTGAACCTAAACCAATTACTAAATCGTCAGCACTATCATCTAGTCCTATGTAAAAGTCTTGAGCGTTGCCATCGAATACTATTTTGGTGTCCTCAGCTCCAGCGTCACCAATAGTTAGAGTGGGTGTTGTGCCTTTGAGTGTCATAGCACTATTAGTTAATGTTAGTACCTCAGTACCAGCAATATCCATTCTAATAGTATCTTCGTCAGAACTTTCTTCGACCATCACTTTGGTATCGCCATCAGCGTCTAATAATTGTGTAGCCGTATTGATTGTAGTTTGAGTAGCTACTATGGCTTCTACCTTAGTGTTGTTAGGCGGAGCTTCAGAGAAAGTAAGTGTTGTGCCTGATACGCTGAAAGTATCTTTATTTTGATAAGTACCGTCTATATAAACTTGGACATTGTTTTCGTTGACAGGATCAGTATTAAGAGTCAGCGTGGTATCGCTGCCATCTCCTGTCATAGTAGATAAAGTATAGTTTGATCCTGATACACCAGCTTTGACAGAATAAACAGTTATAACCCTACCGTTAGCAGGAGCTGTTGCAAAAGTTAATGTGGTGCCAGATACTGAGTAAACATTTTGTGCTTGAAACACACCGTCTACAAATACTAGAAGATCGTTTTCGTTATCTATGGTTTGAGAAAGCGTGAAGGTTGTGTCTGAACCATCGCCTGCAAAAATGTTAGTGAAGAAAGAGTTTGACGATCCAAAAGATCCCCAAGCAGAACCTAAGTAACCTTCAAATCTACCTGTTGTTGTGTTGTAACGAAAGTCACCAGCAGCGGGTGAGCTTGCTCTTTGTGCGGTTGTTCCTGTAGGCACGTTAAGAGCTGTATCTACTTCTCTTATTGTTCTGCCTGCCGGAAGAGTACAGAACACATCTTTTGTGCCTGCACTAAAATCAACAGCGCTGTCGCTGTTAGAACTAGAAAGGATGGTTGTCCTGGATAGCGTGTCTGGCGAGGCATCGGTAACTGTTCCGATACCTACCTCAAACTCCGCCGTACCTTGGCCTGCGATACAGTAGTAGGTAACGTTGCTGTTACCTATACCAGCGACAAAGGTTTCAAAACCGGTAGCCGCACCCGCTAAATTTATGGTGCCCGTACCAGTTGTAGTGGTAGTTTCCTTTACTCTGTCGTTAAGGACGAAAGCCACTTTGCTTCCTCCTTACGCTATTCTAATAATAGCTGTAGACGCTGCTTTTGCTGGAAATACTATTGTAAAGTCACCTGCCGTAGAAGTTTTATCACCACCAAAGTCTATAGTAGCAACTGATTTATTACTGTCTGAAGAGTTGTAAATCATGCAGCCTCTTGCAGTAATAGTAGCCGTACCAAAGGTAAGATCAGAAAAATCTGTAACAGCAGTAGTACCCGTTGCTGAAGGAGTCTGATTGGTTAATGTTCCTCCTCCGGTGCTGTAACCGGTTCCAGACGCTTGTCCGGTTGTTACGAAAGAAGTTGTAGTTGCTCCCAAAGTTGCAGAACTTGTATACAAAGCCAGCTTCATTGTGTCACCAGTACTGTTAGTAAAGTTATGATTACCTTTCAGTAATTCGACTTTAAAACTTGTGGTAAGTGTAGATGTAATAGCCATAATTAAATCCTTTTTATAATTTCAGCTAAATTTTCATCACCAGCTTTAATAAGCTCCTGAATCAAACTAGCTTTGTAAGATTTTATAGCATTTTTTATGTAAATTAAACAAACTTGTTTTATCTGATCTTCATAAGCTTTAGCTTGCGCTTCTATATGCGGTTCTAAATCTTCAGATGTGCCCACTAATTTTTCTGTAAGTCGTTCAGCCCAGTATTCAGGTGGATGTCCGCCAAAATTAGATGTAGCAACTTCAACAACGCCAAGTTCAGGCATTCCATCAGGTGTTATTTTTATTACCATTTTTTTGGCTCCGGAGATTTGAGATGGTTATCTTCTCTACCTATTAAGATAGGTTGTTGTTCTATTTTGTTTACAGTCATTTCGCTTACTTTTTTGGTAAGCAATCCTTTTTCGTCTTCTAAAACGACTAAGGGATCTGCTAAACGATGGTAGCCGTATAATTTTTGCTCGGCTGGTACGTTTGTATCTAATAAACCGCTTGTACCTGCTACTTGTACTTGCATGCCTTCACTTATACATTTTGATAACCAAAACTCTACGCAAGCCCTGCCGGATTCTGCAAAGTGAAGATTGCCTTGATAGGAAAAATCTATACCAAACAGCTTCAAAACGGCTACTTCGTTGTACAAAGCAAAAGCTATTGCATAGGCAACGGTATTATTTATGTAATGACAATTTGTGGCTTTGAGTATTTCATCTATAGGATACTCGACCAACCCTGGGCATCTTTTATCTAATTCACAAGTGTATATAGGGCCTTTATGCTCTTGTAAAACTTTTTGCATACTGCCAGTTTGACCGCCAGCATCGTCTGTATCCAAAAATCTGGATGCAGGATCCATCATAAAAACTCTATCGTGATATATTACAGAAGCAACCGCATTGATAGTCCATACTTCATCGAAATGGCTTGCGTGTGCTTTCGCTAAACAATAATCAAACCAACTTTTACCAAGGCCTACAATTGCAACTGTTTTGCCTTTTAACTTTTTTACTTTTGCCAAATTAACTTACTTGCGATCTCAACGAATCATAACGGTATTCGTCTCGCCTTCCTCTTCCCTCTGCTCTATTTTTTAACCTGGCCATCTCTAAGTTAAATCTAGTTTCGTATAATTGTATTAAATCTGACTCACCTTTCATGAAAGTGTAAGCCTCCACTAAACATCCGTATAACAAACCGTTTCTAGCATTTTGTGAAATCCAAGTTCCTGTTGTATCAGTCACCAAACTATTAGGTTTGTGTAGATAATGTAGTTCTACTGCATAAGCTTGATCAGGCACTGGAGCTAATATAATAGTGGTACCGTTGTTGGATCCTGTAGATAGTTCTTTGTCAAAATCACCGTAATAAAGAGGCAATCCGCGCAGATTAGTATCTGTAGGGTCCACATTGTATTCCTGCATGAAACTTGGATGTTTTTTATCTAAATATGTATAGTCACCGTCGCTGATAACAGCTAACGAAAAACTCATAATAAAATCTGTAGGGCAAGTAAGAAACCTATTACCTGCAGTCATGTTACCTTGCACATTCTTTCTAAAAAAATCAAATTGTACAAGTTCAAATATTCTTTCTTCTGCGGTTTTGATGATATCGTCAAGAGTGCTTACAAAAGTGGTTTCTGTATTTTCGGTATAGTTTTGTATTAAAGTTTTTAATTCAGATAACGTCATATCAAGGTGTGTTTGCAGTTCCACCCATACCAGAGTGATTTGTACAGTAATAATATAATGTTGGCGCTCCAGAAGCTACCGTTATTTGTGTGTAAGCTCCAGAGCTGCCAGGAGTACCGCTGGTAGTTACACCTGTAGTGTATTCTGATCCTCCGCCGTGCGTGCCATTAGCTGTAGTAGAAAACCTAAGTGGGTGTCCGCTGTTAGAAGAGTCTGATTGATCAAATCTGTAGGTGCTACCCTCTGATAAATTAAGCGTCGGACTCAAAGACCCATCTAAATAATATTTATTTCCGTATCCATAAGAATTAGTACCGGTGGCTACTGTTACTGTATAAGTTGTAACTGAACTTGTTGTAACAGAAACAGTTCCTAAAGATAACGTTCCACCTTGGCCGGTTAATGTTTCGTTTACAGTCGTTCCTGTAATAGACACAGAACCCAAAGCACTTGTTCCTGACACGCCATCTGGAACAGCTCTATTTGATGGCACGTTTTCTGTTGTAGTTACGCTACCTACAGACGCTGTACTGGAAACTCCTTGAAAGTTTGATCCTAGGATATTTTCATCAAGATAGTTTGTAGCTGTGCTGTTTTTATAGCTTACAACGATAAATCCTTCGCCCCCTTCAACATCGTTGTTTGGTCTTGGCTTGTATAAAGCTTCAGGATCTGCCTTTGCTCTAAGAGGTTCTAGTTGTGGATGTTTGCTTTCGTAACAAGATGGGCAAGTTTTTGCACCGTTCCATTCTTCTTTGAGTTCATTTAGCTTATATTCAAAACCGCAGCGATCACATAAAGCCCTAGCAAACTTACCAGTTGCGTAAGCCATTACATTACCCTGATGTCAGGCCTAATTCTAAATGAGGCTCTATCTTCGTCTTGGTCAGCCGCTCTCCTAAACTCTTCTTCGTACAAAGCTTTTAGTTGTGCGGTTTTTTCAGGCGCTCTTTTAAGAGAAAGGTAGTAAGCAAGGCCTGCAGTAAAACAAGGGTAGAATCTAAAAGGCATATCCATTGTATCAATAGCCTTATCAGCATCATCCATTCTTACCATTTTATTAAAAACTAAAATGTCAGTTGAGTTTTCTGGTGCAGGCCAAATCTTCAACTTTGGAGTGCTTAACTTTTCGAGAAAAAACTGTGAAGGTCTAGCCTGCGTTGTCTTATTAGGTATATTTAAATATTCACTTCTTGATATCCTGTTCATGCTGATATCGGTTTGAGTCGTGTTGACAGTCCTTCTTACTACTACATCAAGGACATCTATCACATTTGCATTCAAAGAATATTCTGTAGTTCCTTGTGTAACAGTTTGAGTGTCTTGCTCTATTGTCCATTGATTAAGTCCTCTGTTTGCCCACTCGGCTAACATAAGGTTTATGGATCTTCTTGCTGTTTTTAAATCGTAACCAGTCCTAAGTTCTAAACCGCATCGTTCAAATGCTTCTTCTATAAACTCAGCAACGTTAGGTTCAAAGTTTGTGCTTCCTGAAAGTGCCATCAATCATCCTCAGCATATAAATTGTCAAAAATTCTATTTACGTCAAGGGTATAGTCTAAATCAGATTTGGAGTAGTGTATATGTGCAGATGGTCGAAAATCTGGAGCACCCTGTCCAGTTTCAAACCAAGCTGGGTGCGTAACCCTCACTCTGTTATTTGGTAAAGCCACGACGTTCCCTGTCCATTCGCCAGCATCCAGTAATTGCATAACATGACTTTGTTTGTGTTGAGCGGGGTCATCGGCTATTTCATTTTCTGAATAATCAACCGTAAATAAATATTTAGCTGGGAAAAATTGACCGTCTATTTTTGCCATCCAAGGACAAGGAGTAGCGCGATCAATTACATAAACAGAGTTATGGTGTGAAGAGCAATCCCAGGGTTGTGCGTCATGTACAGCCATAGGCTCAGGCCACTCTTCTAAAGGTATGTCTGCAACTAAAGCAGTTATTGGCATTCTTGCCCACATGGCACCACCGTGCACAGTATCCTCTTCTTCACCTTCTGGTTCTATACCTGTAAAGATAACTTGAAAACTTAAACATCTACACGGCATAGTCGTAACACCAACGGCCATAGCGTGTAAGAACTCGCCGTGATATTTTTCGTGATTATGTGTGTATTCTTTTCTTACCCAGCACTTGAAGTACGGGATATTGCTATATAGATAGGCCACTATTTCTTAGCTCTTCCTCCCCTCCTATAGCCTTTAGACATAATTTTGCCACCGTTTTTATAGCCTTTTGACTTGACTTTGCCACCATTTTTCATGCCTTTAGATTTGACCTTACCACCGTTCTTCATACCTTTAGACATAACTTTGCCGCCATTTTTCATCCCTTTGGATTTCATCATGCCGCCGTTTTTCATACCCTTTGACTTCATAGGTCCGCCGTTACGCATTCCTTTAGATTTCATAGGTCCGCCGTTACGCATTCCTTTAGATTTTACTCTACCGCCGTTTTTCATGCCTTTGGACTTAACTTTACCGCCGTTAGCATAACCTTTTGTTCTTTTGTACATGTTAGCTCCTATTTACTGGTTTTTTTAGTAGTTGCCTTTTTTGTAGTTTTTTTGGCAGCAGTAGTTTTTTTCTTAGGCATATTGTAATAAATACGCTCATCCGCTACTGGTTTGTCCTTTCTTACTTTTGCAGATTCTCTAGCTTTTTGTTTAGCTTCAATCTCTTTATCTTGTTTTGTCTTAGCCATAATCTTACGAAATAGTTGTTACTTTCCTTTTATTGTTCATAACTTTACCACAGCCCCTGGCTATAAACCCACCATTTTTTTTCTTGACACGGTTCTGTTGAGCCATAGCTTTTTCTATAGCCATGCCTCTTTTCATTTCGTATGAACTAATTTTACCGTCTTTGTCTAAGTCAGCTTTTTGTCTATTTTTCAACACGGCTCCTCCTGTGTTTTTAGTTACTCTTGCTTTTGGCGTATTTGCCACAAATTGTTTTCCTCTAGCTCCTGCAGCTTTTTTCTTGCGGGCGGTTGCTGCTCTTTCTGCTTTCGACAGACTATTTGCTTTAGATTTTGGTAAGCATCTATCAGGATTTTTTTTATTTTTACTTGTGCCGCAAGGGCCTTTTATTGAACCGTCTGTTCCTATACGAACCCAGTTTTGTTTGCGCCACTCTGCTAATTGTCCCACTATCTAAGCCTCTCTCTCATAACTATGCCTTGTCCTCTTATAGAAACTGGACCACCGTTAGCTTTCTTTTGTCTTTTAGATTTTTTTGCGTAATTAGGATCTTTGCAGTATTTAGACGCGGCCATATTGGCATAGGCCGAAGGATATTTATCAAATGTTCTTTTTGCCCAAGCAATACCTTTAGGACAAATTTTTCCACCGCTTTTTGCTTTAGCCATTTAACACCGCCATTGTCTTCTCGACCAATAATTAGCCTTAGTTCTATCGTCACCTAAATTTTTGCTACGCGCACAATAAGCCTTTCTTTTTTTCGGGTTATTTGGATGTGCACCCAATTTAGGATCACCAAAAGTCACTCTTTTAACTTTTCTACTAGAGGGATCTTTCACAAATACTACTCTGGTTTTTTTACCAAATCCAGGCTCACCTTTTCTGATCCTTCTAGGTTTGTTAAGAGTTACTGTTTTGCCTCTATACTCTGCCATGTTGTTTCCTTATGGCATCTTTGCCTTGTTTAAAAATACTAGCTATTCTATTTTTACCCATAACTTTGGCTCTTTGCTCGCCTACGGTTAAAATTTGTATCTTTCTAGCAAAAGGTTTTTTTATACGTTTTACTTTATTAACGGTAGCATTAGCGTCCTTTATGGTAGCAAACTTTATGCTTACGGTGTCCTTTGGATTTTCGTCAGTATAAAGTCTGCGGCCAGATCCCTTAGGTTTTTTACCTGTTCCCTTTTTAGGATCTGCCACGTTTTTTCCTACCTGCGCAGTGCGCTCTTTCGCTGAAGCCTTTTGGTCTTTTGCAATTTATTTTACGCTTCCTTGCAGCGGACCATTTTTTACCCATTATTCGTAATTTTTGTTTAACACTAAAATTATAGAATACGCGTCACCGCTTGAGTGTCCAACCGTAGTAAAGTCGATATCGCCAGTTTTACCTGATCCAGCATTGTTGGGAATACCTGAAAAACGATCATCATAGTATTCGTCACCGGTGCTGTCAGCGGGTAGAGGTATGGCTAACACATTAGTTGACGCATCAAATTCAACGTCAACACCCATACCTCTTGTCGCCCAATAAATTCTGCCGATTGATACTCCAGTGCAAGTTTGTCCCGCGTTGTTTTTTGCAAGCGCAGAAACATCAACTTTTTTTACTGAAGCCTCACCGGTACCGTCTGACTCATTGGTAAATTTTAAGACTGCAACTCTTTCGCCATCTTGAATGGTTTGAGATGTAACTGTATCAGCCATAATTTACTCCTTATCTTTCTACTGCTGCAACAACGTAGTCAATAGTCATGGTTTTAGCTGCTGCTTCACCATTTTGTATACCAAAAGAAACTGTTAATTCTTCATCGTCTGGTAGATTTGTGTTTACGACACCTACTGGTGCTGCATTGTTTACAGAATAAAATACTTTTGAAGCATCTGGATCTATAAACCAAGTGACTGTAATAAACGTATCATCAGCCATAGTCGCAACATCTTCTGTAGTGGTAGCACTGTTATCTTTCTCAACTAAGAAATCTAAACCAGCATCACCGTCTGCTGAGATAAAGAAAACTCCATCAGTTGTATCAAGTGGAGTTGTGTCTGTAATACCAAGACCCATTACGAAGTCTGATTGATCTACGTCACTTACTTTGAACCTAGCTGAGAAGTATGCTTTCTTACTAGTGCTTAATTTAAAACCTTCACCTTTAAGTTGCAGAAAGTCTAAATCGTTATCACCAGCAGCGTTAGTAAGCAGTAAAGCCCCACCGGCTGATGAAGTAACTGCTTCAGATGCACTACCTGAACCAGCTTCTGTAGTTGTTATAGTCCAATCACCAGAGTTATATGTAAAAAAGTCATTGTGATACATATAAAACGTTTGGTCTGATGGATATGGTGCGAACATAGGCTGGTTTTTCTTGTGCTCAGTAGCAACAGTATTACCCGCCCATAATATTAAATTTTGGAAGTGTGGATTAGCCATTATGAACTCCTTTTGTTTGTATTAATGGAAACCGTTACCGGCCCTCATCAAGCTAATTATTAGAAAATTCTACTATGGTATATATATGAAAGCAATTGAAAAAAAAGGGGGCCGAAGCCCCCTGATTTTATTACGATTGAGTTAAAAACGTCGTAATCTACGTTCTTTATGCACCTTGAGAACCAAAAACTGCTCTAAAGTTAGAGAATCCAAAAGAATATCTCTCTCTAGCTTTATATCTCATGTTTCCAGTATCAAAGTCACCCTCTAAGGCTGTGCTTAATGGAGCTCTTTGGAAGTGTTTAAAACCGTCAGGACAGTCAGTTTTGATGAAGAATGCATCAGTATCTGTCAAGTAATGGTTTACAACATAACCGTCAGGAAGCATACCCATATTTCTGATAGAGTTAATGTCGTTATCAGAAGTACCAGGTCTTCCTGGAGACTGTAAAAGTCTGTCAGCAATAAACTGTAGTTGAGGTGGAATAATTAACTTCATTCCTCTCAAAGCTATAGTTAGACCTCTATCGTCCGTAAACGTAGAAATACTAATTAAAGCGTCTTCAAGAGAAGTTTCGTTAAGATCCGCCATAGTTGTTGCACGGTTTGCCAAAGTTCCACCGCCACCCATAGGGTGATCTGTAGCAATTAAAGCTTTACCATCACCACCAGTTGTACTGAACGCGTTGTTCAATACAGAAGCAGCTTTGATTTGCTTAGTATTTGCCATTGATCTAGCAAGTGCTTTCGTGTATCTAGCACCAAGTCTGTCATAAAGATTATCTTCGACAGCCTCTTCAGTTAGAGCAAATGCCAAAGCAACTGTTTCGTGTGTGTACCTAGAAGTGTACCCTTCGTTAGCAGTATCAAATCTTACACCGCTACCTTCAGATTTTACTTCAGCGTTACCAAAACCCACGATAAGAGTTTCTTCTTCAAAAGCTCTGTCAGAAGTTTCTGTTTCAAAAATTTCTTCATGCTCAGCTTCGTACCTTGAATACTCCATACCGAACAAGGCGTTTAAGCCTGGCTCTAATTCTTTCGCTAATTGCGCTCTATTAATTGCCATTATTAAACTCCTGTTTTATCACGGTAGAAGTGCTCATTGATTGTTACAATAGCATTTACATTAGCTGAACCAAGCTCGTTGTTGCTTGGGTCGCCAGAAAATCCCATAATTCTTAATTGTGCACTAGTTGCCGCTGTTGTAGCAGATACTTCTAAAGCTGACATTCCAGTTTTTACTGAACCGCTTGTGTAAGAAATATCAGCGTTTAAGCCGACATCAGTTTGCGCTAAAGAACCAGCACACTGTACTTCAAATACAGCGTCAGGATCGTCTTCTACAAATGCTACTATGTCAGAAGATACTGTGCCATCAGGGAAGTGAGAAGAAAATACAGTTTCACCATCACTGTTAGTAAAACTACATCCTCTAAACACACCTAATATTTCATCACCAGCAGCTGCTACTAAGATAGTACCAGTGTTAGTCATTTTGACAGCATCGCCTGAAAAGATATTTCCAGATGCTCCTGAGGCAATTGAATACTCAGTTGTTCCGCCGTTCGCGACACCAGAGCCTAATTTACCAACAAGGCGCATTCCGAAAGGGGCATCTTTATTAGCCATAATAAGTCACCTATTTTGTTAGTTAAAGTTTAGTGGTCACTCGCGTGATCCACCACCAAAAGTTACGCTTGATTTCCTTTCCGGTTTTAAAATCGGAGAGGACGGATCGGATTCCCTCATGAGATCATTGTCAACCGCATCTTGCTGCGTTTGGGCGCGTTGTTCGAAATAGGAGTTTCTTTCCTCACGCGTCTCATTAGGTATCTTAGCCAATAGCAAACCACCCACAGAAACTACCCCAGCGTGCTTTCCGTCGTCGAGTGAAGGGATCTCAAAACCGTCTAACTCTTCAGCTCTAACAAGGTCAAAACCTTCTCTAAGCCTAGAGGTTACGTTTTTTCGATCTTCTTGACCGACTACTTCTGCTCTAATCCAGCGGTATGTATAACCGTCCGGAGCAGGGGGAGTATCCAGCATTGTTGGTGGACTCCAAGGTTTGCGAGCGTCTTTTTTAGCTCGTGTGTCAGCAGAACGCGAAGTTCTGTTTTGTTCGTTATTTGCTTTTTGCTGGTCTGTCATCGTTTACCTCTTTACATATTTAGCGTACTCGTTCAACGGCACGTTAAGTTTTTTAGCCATTTGCACCTCTGAAGGAGTCAATTTTACTTTTCTCTTTCCGCTTGATGTAGCATCAACTCTTCCTGCTGATGCAACTTTTTGCTGAGGTTTTGCTTTCTCTTCAGCCGCTTCTTGATCTCCCTCAAAGCGTCCTGGAAAATAAGACCGCATACGCAAATCAATTTCATTGTAATACTCGTCAGATTCTGGTTCAACCCCTTCATAAATAACTTGTTCATGAATTGTCTTAGCAGCATCTGTCATTACAGGATCTTCACCGAACCAAGGGTTTTTTTCTGCCCAAGCTTCGGTCTTTGCACTTGGCTTTCTTACCTGTTGAACTCTTTGCGGTATCTCTGCAGTTTCTTCAACGGCTCTAGCTTCATGCGTTTTTAAATTATCTTGTACTTTGCTTTCTTCTACGGCTATTTTAGATAAAACTTCTTGGGCTTTAGCTATTTTTTCGTAGTCACCAGCTTCGTGTGCTAGTTTCAAAGCATTAACCGTTTGCTCTTTTTGTGAAGCTAATCTGGTTTCTGCTTCAGATAAATAAGTTTTATCTAAGTTAGTGTTGGTAGTTTTTAGCTTGACGTTTTCAGTCTGTATGTCCTTAGCATACTCTAACGCCGAGTCTCTACCTCTTTCAGCCTCTCTAAGCTTTCTGGTTAAATCGTTAATCCTTTTTTGAACTTTAGAAGAATAATCTTCTAGTTCTTCTTCTTTTTTAGTTTCTTCAGTTTCAGAAA